ATACTGTCCAGGCGATAGGAGATGATTTAGTTTTCCTTTCAAATACAGGACTACGCTCTCTTGCTAGAACAACAGAGAAAGACAAACTTCCCCTAACTGATCTAAGTGTCAATATTAAAGATAGGCTTATCAGGAATATAGGTCAAAGTACAAATGTTAAGAGTGTGTATGTTGAGAATGAGGGTATTTATATCCTATCTTTTGTTGCAAAGAATATTAATTATGTTTTTGACTTTAAGCATATAACTCCAAATCAAGCACCAAGAGTAACTACATGGTCTTTTGATGAAGATAGAGAGCCTGCTTCAATGATATATACAGAATTATATAGCGGTCTACTTGTAGGACAAAAAGATGGTGGTATCGCTGGTTATGAGAAATATTATGATACTGACTTGGCAGGAGCATCCACTTATACAGATGCTTCCTATACATGGAGCTTTGAAACAACATGGGTAGATTTAGGAGAAACTGTGGCAGCATCTCTATTGAAGAGATTATTTATGGTGTTAGAGGGTGGTTCTGGTGCGACAATGGGTTTAAGGTGGTATAAAGACTTTAGTCCTAGTTCATCAACAATAACCTCGATACTACTGAATCCTGTAACAACTGGTTCTACATCCTTATGGGGAGCATCTAGTTCTTTATATGGAGCGACAACAGCATCACATACACATGATGCTGCGGTACACCCAGCTTCATCTTTATATAAACCTGTATATGGATTGAAAGAATATAGGACACCACTTACAGGTAGTGCGAAGAATATTAAGATAGGAATAGATATAGAGAGTAATGGAAGGGATGCCTCTCTACAAACTTTAACTTTATTACATAAACAAGGGAAGATACGATGAGTGATTATACATTAGCAGTTACTTGGTCTGGAAAGGATGCCCTTTCAGACTCGGATGCAAACAAGGTAATATCTGGAGATGACTTCAATACGGAGTTCACTACAGTACAGACAGCGGTAAACTCAAAGGTAGATGCAGCCTCGCCTACTCTGACAGGAACACCAGCAGCACCAACAGCAGCGACATCTACAGATTCGACACAGATAGCCACTACTGCTTTTGTTAAGAATGTATTGGAAACTTACATATATCCAGTTGGTTCTATATATATGAATATGGCAGTTGCCACAAATCCAGGAACACTTCTTGGATTTGGTACTTGGGTTGCTTATGCAACAGGTCAAGCTCTAGTAGGTTATGAGGCTAGTGGTACATTTGATGCACTCGATGAAAGTCTTGGTGCTGAAACTTTCTCTGGAACTTCTGGAAGTACCACACTAACAACCTCCCAGATACCATCGCATAACCATAGTAATGGTTCTTATGATAGGCTTTTAAAGGTTGATGGCACAAAAACAATAGCATCCTATGATGATAGTGCTGGAGAACCCAATGTTGCAGAGAGTGCAGCAATATCAGCAGCAGGTGGTGGGGCTGGACACACCCATACAATAGCAGGTTCAACATTACAACCAAGTGTAACAGTACACATGTGGAAACGCACAGCATAATAATTAGGAGATAGAGATATGGCAAATATAAACGAGTTTAGTGGATTAGGCACTCCTACTGTTCGCAAACCTGACCGAGCATTTGAATCTGCCTATAAGAAACAGGAAGCTAACTTAGCACGAAAAAGTCTAGGGGGTTTAAGCAGGAATCAGGCAATGGGTGCAGGTATTGGTTTATTAGCTAATCGAGGTGGTGGTGCTGATCCTGGAGCGTATGGTCAGCTAGACATTGATGCAAATCAAAAAATAATGGAAGAGATTTGGGGAAAAACAACTCCAGACCTTAATTATACTGGTGGTAGTAATAAGTGGACACAAAATCCAGATGGCACATGGGTATTAACCTCTGAATTAGATGAGATGGAACAAGGAATTTACGACCAAAGTGGGATGCTGACATCTACTTTGGGAGATCAAGCACAAGACTTTTTTGGTGGTGGTTATGAAGGTATGTATCAAAATAGATTAGATAGATTAAGAAATCTATATACAGCAGGTGATGCAAGAGAAGAAGCGATAAGAAGAGCAAGACAAATAGCTACTGGTGCTTCTTCAACAGGCATATTTCAAGAAGATGCAAACAGAGCCTCATTTATTGACCAAAGAGATTTAGGATTAATTAATCAAGCTGATCTTGATGTAGCTAAACATGGTGATTTTCTAATGGGCAATAGAGAAAAAGCATTAGGTATGCTTACAAAAACAGGCAATATAGGTAATCAATTTTTAGCAAACCAAATGCAATACGCTGATCCAACTACTAATTACCAAAATCTATCTGATGCTTACACAGGAAAGTTCGATGCACAGGCAATAGCTGCTGAAAAGAAAGCTAAAGGCAAGAGTAAATTTTGGGATGCTATATTTCAAGTAGGTGGTGCAGCACTCGGAGTTCCGCCAACAGTTTCATCAGCTGCTTCAAGTGTTCTTTTTGGTTAGGAGAAAATAATGACAACATACACTAACGATATTTACGGAGTTCAACAACAAATTGCAGATGAACAAGCTAAAAAAGAGCTAGATAATTTCAACAGCTTTTTTGGTGGTGGTTATACTAAACGAGCAGGTATGATGTATCATGCTGCTGGTATTGGTGAAAGGCAGGGTAATGTGTATGATAATCTTGGCAGGATGCTTACAGGTGAAGCAGAGGCGGTTGATCCTAGACTGGTTAGGATGCAAAAACTACAAGCAATAATGGAGCAAGTTCCAGAGCCAGATACTTATGATGAATATATAAAACTTGCAGGTTTAATGAATAAAGCAGAGTTGTATGGTGAAGCTCAAGAGGCTATGAAAATGGCTAATGAGATTAGATCATCTATGCCTACACCACAAACTTCTAAACAAATAGCCACTCAACAATTTATTAATAGTGAAGCCTATAAAACTGGTGAGAAAACAATGTTTGATTTTGAAAGAGATTGGACAGCAGCAAGTACAGCACAAAAAGATTCAAAAGCACAAACCTCTAAGGAAATAGCTTTAGCAGAATTCCTAACAACTAAAGCATATCAACAAGGCACGAAATCTGTTACAGAATGGGAGGCAGAATGGAATGAGGCTACTACATCAAAAAGTGGTGGAGGTGAGGCAAACGATTTAGCTTTACAATTGTTGATTAATAGTCCTGAGTATAAAGAGGCAGGTAGTAAGGATCAAGTTGAAATGTTAATGAAACATAATGCTGATTGGAATAAGGGTGAGGGTTTTGATTATCTTCGCCATGTAGAAGAAATGAAGAATACTATTAATCCCGAAACAGGTTTACTCTTTACCCATGAAGAAGCGATGGCTAAAGTAGATTTCATTAAAAGAAGACAAGTATCTGAAGAAATTGAGATAGCAGCGGCTAAATCTAGAATTGAAAGCAGAGATGTAATTGTTAAAACATATAACGATGATGCTTCTGTGGCTTGGGATGAAATACAAAGTCTAGAAAGGATACTTAAAGCATATAAAGATGGTGCAGTATCGGGTCAACTGAAAGGAACTATGACTAAATTGGCAGGAATAATGGACACTCTTGGATTTCAGATTGATAAAGAGAAGTTGGTTAGTACTGAACTTTTGATTACTGAGTTTGCAGATATAGCATTGCAGAGAATGGGTCAATTATCTGGCTCTGCATCTGATAATGATATTATATTTGTTAAAGAGGGTGCGGCCAATATCAAAAATACTAAAGAAACCAATATGTTGTTAGTAGATATGGCTTTATATTATGCACACGAAAAACAAGAAGCAGCAGATTTCCTTTCTACTTATTTAAGTAGCCAAACAGAAACTCCAGAGTCTTGGGAAATAACCGCTATGATGGAAGCCTTTAAAAATAGGGGAGATTCATCCGAGAGGGCATTAACAAAATATGGTGCAGCTTGGAAGGCTGCAGGATTAGACAGAGAACAAGCAGTTGCGAGGCATGGTGATAATCAATTTAAACGAGAAAAACGATTGTCAGACCTTACAATATCAGCATCAGATTCTGCTGGAGCGATCCAGGCAGATGTTAATCTTGAGGTTCTTGATCAAATTTTAGGAGAATAAATAATGGCATTAGGTCAATTTACAAACATATATGAGGCTGGCAAACAAAGCATACAAGAGTTTTTAACTCCAGACCCAGACTTTACTCTAGCTGAAATAAAGGAAAGACAGAAAATAAGGAAACAAACACATGGTGCTTTAAGTACTGTTTTAGATACACCTATTGGTCAAGATGCTGATGGTTCATCAATACTTATTAGAAATCTACCTAAAGACCATGAATATTGGTCTACAGAAGATGGACAACTAGCCAAAAAACGATTAAAGTCTTATAGAAAAGCCTTGAAGGGCGAATATGAAATGACTTATCAAGAGTTACAATATGATCCTGTCTGGGTAGATTCGATACAAAAAATATATAAAGCTGAAATGGGTTCAGAGTATCAGGGGTCTAACTTTGCATTAACTGAAGAATATTTTGAAAGATACAATGACTTTGCCAATAGCCTTACTAAAACAACTTATGAAGGACTAACTGATAGTTTTTGGTTTTCAGATTTTAACGAGGAACAGTTAAACCTTGTTGCACAAACATACGATACTTTCCATAAAACAGATATGACAGGTAAAGGCTCTAGGCCTTTTTATGAGCAATCAAAAGATTTTATAATGCAAAGTGGAAGTGACCCCACAACATTAGCCTCAATCTACTTTACAGGTGGACTGGCTAAATTAGGAACACAAGCAATCGCACCCTTTGTAATTAAAAAACTTATAACCGATCAAATAAAGAAACGAGCATTAATGGCATCTGCCATGACTACATCGGCTGGTTTTGGTGCAAATATAAGTGCAAACTTGCAAATGGCTGAACAAAGAATGGAGGGTGTAGAAGACCTTGATATCTCTGGGGGGGAGGTAGCGACAATGGCAACAATTTCTGCAGCCATACCACCTGCTTTACAAGTTGTAAGTAAACTTGGTAGTAAAGTAATCCCCTTTATTGATGATCTTATAGATGTACCACGACAAATGTTGAGGTTCATTGGTTCACCAGTAAAAACAACATTTAAAGGCACTACCAGGGGTAGAGGTGCTGCAGGATTTGGTATGTTGGAAGCACAAGAGAAAGCTATTATAAGAGGTAGTACAGATACCAGTACTGCTGATTTCTCTACACAGCTTATCGATGATGTAATTTATCCTGCGAATAAAGCAATATCAGATGGTTTTGCCTCTCTTAAATATAAAGATTTGAATGTTGCAGGACAGCAACAACTAAGAAATATATTTGCGGCCTTTAAGGGTAAAAATTCAAATTTGGAAGCAGGTGTTTATACCAAAAATTTAGATGATATAGTATCAAGAATGTTTAATGAGGCAGATTTGGATAAATTTATAATAGCTAATAAGTTGGCTAATAAACCTTTTGAAGAGTGGCCCACTAAAATACTTGGTGGTTTAAGATCAAAGGTGTCTGCTCAAACTTGGATGGATTTAAGAAATGAAATATATGAAATTGCACAAAAACAAGGTTTAGCAGGGAATAAAGGGGTAGCCAAACAATTTATGACATTATATAACGATGTCAAGGGTGTACAACAACTATCTTTGGCTAATGCTGGCGAGGTTCAATTATGGAACTCTTTAAACACAGCCAATACTCAATTTAAGTCTATGTTGGATGGGAGTCCTGTGGGTCAATATTTTGTCAAAATTAAAAAATTTCAAGATGATGCAAAAAGATTTACAGGAAATGGCGATCATTATAATGCACAGACTCAAATGCTTAATGCAGAGCAAGAATCTAAAGCATTATTAAATTATTTACTACATGATAAAAATGCATACACAAATTTATTACAATTTAAAGCAGGACTTAATCTAGTAGATAAAACCTCCACGAATGTTCAGAAGGCTATTAACAATTCTGCATCAACTGATTTAAAAATCAACGCTCAAAGAGCAGAGAAAAATATTGCACCACTAACTGTTCGTAATATCATAGACAAACCTGCAACCACAGATTCTTATAACCAAATGATGAGTGTTGTAAGAAATGAGTTAGGAAATTATCTTGAAGTTGCAGCGGCACAGGCTGCCAAGGTTGAGGGTGTTCCGTATGCCGCATTAGATGAGTTAATTTCACGACCCAATGGTTTGAAATTAATAACAGAAATTTTCCCAGAACAAAAAGCATTCTATACAGGTTTACAACAACTTAAAAAAGTCTTAATGGAAAAAGTTGCTAAAAAGTCTGGTCAGTCTGTAATCATAAACATGACAGTTGCCAGGATGGCTGCTGATCTAGGTACTTCGGCCGCAGGTAAGTTTGGTGGATTTGCAGCACCTGTTGCCTCTGTTCCTATACTACAAAGAATGAGAAATGTGGTGGGTGATTCTAAATGGCAAAGAGCAATGGCAGATACTATTAATAATAATGGACAGATACCCACCTGGTTTTCAAAATTTCTTAAAAAGACAACTGGTATGAGTGATAAGGATGTGTCTGCGTTACAAAGGGATTGGACTATCATAATCTATGGAACTGCTGTACCAAAATTCGATGAAAGTATTAAGGAATCACACAAGGACTTACAAGCACAAAATCCCGCTTGGTCTGGTTTGTCATTACAAGACATGTATGGCTCAACAACAGGTACTCTTAGATCAGCCAGTATGTTTAGCCCATAGGAGATATATTTATAATGTCGCATGCACCAATTGACTGGGAAGGAATGTTTAGCAATATTATGGATAAACACCCTTTAACTAAATTAGAGGGGATGCTATTACCAGTAGAAAAATATGCTCATAATGTTATAACTGGTGACACATCTGTAGAGGAAAGTGAATTTCATCCCGCAGCACTATCTTTATTAAAGAATATAATTAAAAGCGAGGGTGTTATTCCCCCCCATGGTGCTAGACGAATTGATCTACATGATGAAAAAATAATAGAGAAATATGCCCCAGATTACAAAGGTGGAACAGATAATATCTTTAAACCCTTTGGTCAATTAAAGAATACTCTGGGTGCTTTTGATGTGGTACAGAACAACCAGGGTGAGTATATGATCACCGATGTTTATGATTGGACTAATGACTACAAAGATATGGAATACCTTAGTAAAGATAAGGATTTTTTAAATATATTAGGTAAATTTGCCTATGAACATGGCGGCACCAGAGAGGGCCAGGGCACACC